TCTGGCTGAGCACTAAGATCACATAGTGTACGATTACGCTCATAACAATCCAATACTCGATGTTCTACACCGTTATGATCGGTCCAACGTTGTAGCATAAGATTGTTCCAGGTAAATCCACGAGTGTTTCTATCAGCATATGCTTCCAGCAATCCTACACTGTTCTTGGTACTCTTGGTTCTAACACCAGGGTACGCTGTAAATACATTATCGCTGGTATCCACTCTCATACATTTCTCAAATAAGTGCCAACCAGGATCACCGAGAACTCGATACTCTCCTGTTTTTTTATCTTTTACAGGACGCTGACGCTCATCAAAATAGCCATCTAGCGTGATCAAATGACCACTAATACTATTGTATTGCTTAACATTAGATGCAATTAACTGAACAAAGTCGCTATCACTGGAAATAATATAATGATCGTCGTTGGGATGAAGATGAATGAATCGAGCAATAATGTCATCTGCTTCGGCGATATCGCATTGAAGAACACTAGTATTTGTAGATCCTCGTAAAAACGTTGTAAATTCATCGTATGTTTTCCAAAATAACTCGTCTAGAGACCGTTCAGCAGGAGTCAGTGCTGCTTGTTTTACCTGACGATTACGCTTGTAGGGCTCATAGAAATCCTTACGCCAACTTCTACCCTCTAATGCAAATACAACATGCTGATTCTGATCTCCGAATTTTCTAACAATGCTTTGTATTCCGCTTAGTGTTAGATGAAGGGCCATGCCCACTTTTTCCCATTCGCTAGAGCTACGACTAGCAATGTGTCGAGACTTGAAAAAGAGATTTGCCGTGTCAATTATAATATATTTCATAATAATAACTTGTAGTGTCTGAGTGTGTATTGTACATCTAACTTGACAAAATGTCAACTGATTTCGGAACGACCGTTTCCAATATCTTTACGTCTAATCTGTCTTAAATCCCCTCTGTTGTCCGGATCCGCTTGCTCTTGCTCATAAACTTCCAATGCAATATTGCGACAGACCGTCTGAAACCATCGATCCACAATCATCGAGTCAGTATCATCTTCTCTAATCTTATAGCCTGATCGTATCAAATTCAAAACAAACTTATCATTCCAATCTAACTCAAAAGATCCGTTGTTGATATTCTCAGAGTTAACTTCTACTCTAAGAATAGAAATCCAGGGTTCTCCATTTTTAGTGGCTATTTCTTTCTCTGTAAGTTTAGATTTTTCAGTTGATTCTTTCTTTTTTCTAGTTGCTGGTGATCGCTTAGCGGGAGTTTCTGTTTTACTTTTAACAGATTCTCGTTTAGCAAATAGATTTTTAAATATTTCAAACATAGCATTAATTTCTTTTTCTTGATAAAACGTCACATGGCTTCATTGTAAATTTTTCCAAGACTCAAACAATTTAAAACTAGCTAGATTCTTACCCTTTGCTTCCACCATTACATCGGCCCATTCCCAATGAGTCGCTGCCCATTCATTAACTGAGTTTGACCACATAAAGTCCGAATGGGCTCTTAATTTTTGCTTGTTGAATCCAGATTCTAGCAACGTATTTAGATCCGGTAGAACATCAGGACTATGTTCTACCAATAGATCCTCTCTACTGATAGAATAATGGATAACAGGCCTAACCCCACGCCAACTACGAATAATAGACTGTATACGAGGGTCAGTTCTTTGTATGTACTCACCTTCGCGAATAAAATGATGATGTATGTCGAGCACAATAGGCACAACATCACTAAGTTGAAGACAATCATCGAGTCCATAACTTATTTCCTCGTTTTCGATGGTAATTGTGTTTCTTGCTTCTGGAGACAATCTTGTAAGTGCTGCTCGAATACCTTGGATACCGGCTTTACCCGCGATGTGGACGTTGATTTTAAAGTCCTGAAATTCTTTTCCATGCCCCATCCAACGGGCCAAATCCACATGATATTCAAACTCCTCAATACTCTTATTTACTATATTGGGATTAGCGCTGGCAAGTACAGTGTATTGACCAGGATGAAAACTAAGCCGAACATTACGCTGTCTAGCGATATCTCCAACAGTTTTTAGGTGACGCTCAGCATAAGCCTGAACATCAGATTGTTTCCAAAACCACGACCAATTTGACTCAGTGTATGCTGGGAACATTTCGCTTGACAGTCGAAACATTCTGAGATTTTCTTCTAGATTACCAATCCACGTAACCGCTTGTTTGACTGCTTCGATATTGTACTTCATTAAATCCCATAACTTCTCCACAGCAACATCACGAGACTGTCTATTAAGCCAACTGATTGTGGTTGATTTAGAGTTGAATTCGGGAATAGAAACTATTCCTTTTTTAGGATCTAGAGATGAAATCTTACAAGCAAACCCAATTTTTTTGAATGTCATAATAGTTCTTCTAACATGGAGTTTTCGCCCCATAGCATGTTAAGTTTGCTCTTCACGTCAGACATGGAAATAAAACTCTTTGTGTTATAAGGTACGACGTGAAAAACCCCATATTCATACAGTAGATAATACTCTAAATCTTCGAATTTGTCAATACATTCGGATGCGTACTCTTTGGCTGCTCGATAAGTATCAAGGATACATTGCTGAACGCTTGGTTGTTCGGGAACAAATATCATATGTAAATCAGTCAATGATATCTCAATTCTTGGACGATATGAATACCAACTCATGATTTAATTGTACTCATTCTATTGTGTACAACGATCTCGGGCTTGAGAATCCCATATTGTTGATACAACCAAGTAATAAAATGCTCTACTGATTCACCGTTGTGAGTAATAGAATATACTTGATAAGCATGATGTAATTTATCTAACCATTGTTTATCGTTCATGATCTTGTTCTCTGTTGCATAAATTGTTACCAACGCTGATCTCTGATCGAGTTATCTGCTTCTACTACACGCTTTCTAAGCGAACTTGAACTGAATGAATGATCTCTAGAGTTAAAAATACAGCGAATCTCACGATCACTACATTCTTTTTTCCCAGTAAACTCTTGATTTTGATATTCGACTCCTAAGATACGAACGTCGATTGGTAATGTAAGAATTATATCTCTTAGATCTTGCTCAGTTTGATAGATCACTATATCGTCGACGTATCTACAAGAAGCCAATAGCATCTGTCGTTCAAAAACGGTTTGAATAGGCTTATTTTTAATCTCGGGACGATCAATTGTGGGATCAGTTTGTAATCCTGCAATAAGATAATCACAGTGATTTTTTGCTTCTGCTAACATAGCAACATGTCCACAATGCAAAAGATCAAAGGTACTAAACGTTATTCCTATTTTTTTGTTCTCTTGCTTTAGCCTGTTCAAAATCAAAAAGTTCATGATTAGTTTCCTATTCAAGATACTTAGTCATGAACTAATTGATTTGGAAATAACTATTTAGATATTAGCATCTAAACGTCGAGCATCTTCTTCCCACATGTTTTTAGTTGGCTTGTTTTTCAAAAACTTCTGATATTGTTGATAGGCATAGCTACGCATGTTATTGATATCCCGCTCATCATATCGATAGCCATATGATCGACAAAAGTCTAAATATCGCTCAAGCTCTTCAAAAATAGGATGATTGGTAGTGGTAACTGAGGAACTAAGTTTCTTTTTTGACATGATTAAATTGAAATTGAAAGATGTGGTCGGGTGGATGGATAATGTACAGTGACACCTGTTTCGCCCGAACCACTTACCGAAATAGTGATATCACCGATGTAACTCAATGCTAATATACTAAAAAGTTTATCAGCAAGAGAATGACATTCTTTAAGACTATCGTCTTTGGGACGATACTCTGATTCTAGTTTTTTAATAGCCTGTTTAATGATACTGATATCAAGATCTGATTCATCAGTAACGACGATCTTAAATGACGCACGAAAAAAGCCTAATAGTCGTTGCTTATGCTTAATGCTTACTTTACATTCATCAAGAACTCTACGAGCACGATCTTGTCTAGATTGTATAACTGGTAAATCAATCATTAGTTTGTCCAATTTTGCTGTCTGCTAGAATAGTTACTATTTGTAAACGATCTTCTGCTTGTTGTAAATCCTTAAGAGCAAATTCAACACTAGCATTTTTCTTGGCTAATTCTTGAATTCTTTTTTCTTTTTCTTGTTGACGACAAACCCACTCAAGAGCACTCTGAATCTCAGGCGTAAATTCAATGGTTATAGATGAATTTGAAGGGCTATGCCAGGCACATCCGTCATAGATTTCAAGTCTCTGAGAATTAGAATTGAATCTCATGTTACCAGATGACTGTCCAAATCCAATATAAGGCATTGTTGATCCGCCCGATATCATGATTCCCTTACCTCCAACGATATTGGCATCAAAAATTACTCTTGCGCTCATCGTTGCTGTGCTGGAAGAAGATATACATAATCAATAAGCCCACTATCCACAGTGATTTGCATAGCGCCCTGATCACTGATATGAACTCGCTTATCTCCAATGAGATCCATGATTCCAAGAAATTGCTTTACGGGCCAGCTCCAAGCACGATTTAATGTACCTGCTACAGATGGGGCAAAGATAAAGTTGCCGCTGTGAGTGCTGACATCGCCAAAATAAACTCTGATGTTACCATTATCGGTCTTGGTTGTAAATAAGATTTCTTCACTATTGGCACTTGCCTGTCTTTTAAGACGCTGAATATTGTCCTTGGTTGGCTCAAATGAAACATTCCAAGTAGCTCCAGCAAACTTAACTGGCTTGACTCGTTCTTCAACAAGTGCTTGTGACATAAGACGATAATCATTGATAAAGTCTGCTGTCGCTGTTTCAAAGTGAATGCTCGTAGGAATAGTCTCACCGTTTCTTGTTTCACGAGTCATTGAAATCTTGGCATTCTCAGCATAATCTTGAAATCCAAGAATAGTTCTAAGCTTTGAAAGATTAGGCATTCCAAATAAGCCAATGAAATCTGAGTGCGGATTTTTAAATTGTGCCTCAAGAATAACGTTTCTATCTTCAGCAATAGCGTTAATTTTGGTTTCTTTGTCTGTTCCTGTGATTTTTACTAAATCAATAAAGCCTAAAGCACTGGTATGAGAAATAATGTCTTGAAGATGATCCTTCATTGTGTAATCCTTGTATTAATGTTGTTAGTATAGTATATTTGCTGCTTGAAATCAATAGAATTGGAAGAGTTGGTTGAAAGTACTTCTAACATCAGTGGCCTCTCTAAGATTCCACTTGAGTACTCCCAAGAGATTCTCTATCTTCTCATCAACCAATATTCGTTCCATTTCTGAGTCATCAAAGTGTAAACTCTTAAACCATTCGGGCAAGCGAAGCTCATCAGTGGGATAAGCAATACTTGTCATGTTTAGAGCATTATTTTTTAGCTTACAAACCACAATCTTCATGCCATCCATGATCTTGGTGCTATAGTTATCGCCGTTCATTTCACGAAGATAATTCCAATTAATAGCCGCTCGAACATGACCAGGCATATTGAACTTACCTGTTTTGCTCTTACGCTCTTGATCATGATACCACGATAGTTTATTAACACCTTTTGGGCTACCCTTGGTCCAACTTGCTTGCTCTTTGAGCGTTTGCTTGAACTCTGTAATCATGCTAATTACAGAATCTCTATCAGAACCAGCCAATACCTGAGTTAATACTTTCATCAAGAACTCTTGAACATACTTTGGAGTATCTGCTCGTTTAAGATCAAGACCCATTGCTTTAATGTCGCCCATCTTACCATTTGTATCTTTACGCTTTCCCTCTTTGTCATAGATGTTAACAGCATAACGCTTTTTAGTGATGAACAATCCACGATCTGCCACTAATTCACGACCTGCCTTGATGATGCTACCTCTATTCGGAGGACAATGAAATGCTCGCTGTAAGAACTCAGGAAAACTAGCGTTTACTGCTTCGCCCAGTTGATCGTAAACCTTTACTGCTACATCTTTGTTCCAAGCCTGACGAAGTTCATGATCTCGGATAAGCATGGGATTGGCTGTGAAATAGCAACTATCAGTATCACCATATACAATAGCGTCACCTGTATGATCATACTCTTCAGTAATCAATTCATTCAGATAAGCGCTCATATGCTTGACAATTTGTCTGCCATTCAGCGTAGTACTTTGACCAATTCTGATATCATAGAATCTACAATGAGGATTAAGCAATGCTCCATATGCACTGTTCAACAGAATCTTACGAACCAACTGCCGTTTATCATAAAACTCTATTTGTTCTTTATCAGAAGCTTCTTGTGCCTGCTTTAGTTTCTTTTGAAGATCCTTACGTTCGCTGTACCAACGAGTAAGCAGACTGGGAACAATACCCTCACGTTCATAAGTAAAAATAGTACCATTAGCAGTTAGCATCCAAGGATTATTACCATCAAAGATGATTTGCCAAAGTTCAGCAGCGCTAACAAGATCACTACCACCTTGTTCCCAATCTACGGTAAGAATGGTTGCTGGATCTTTCTTCATCACTGCTTCATATTCTAATGTGCCGAACATGCTGTCCCATGCTCCAGCAAATGAACTACCACTTTTGATTTTTGAATCGATATATTTGTTGGTTAAGTCAGGTCTGATTTGTCCAATGATCGTTTCTGCGGCCATGTTAAGAGCGCGGATCGTTGATGGATAAAGCGAGTTAATGTCAACGGCTGCAACCCATTCGTGAATTCCTTTTTTGGGCGTAGCAACATAGGCACCTGCCGCTGTTGGTTCTTCATCGATATTCACCTTTCGTTTATCTGGAACTATAAGACCCTGACTATGGGCCTCGTTAATGATAGCCTGATCGATCATAGCAACAGAACCCATAACTGTTTGTAAGAGCACTGTGTTTTGATGAGCGATACTATTAGCAAGATCCAAGAACTTAAGCTTAGCATGAATCTTGTAAAGCAACATCGTATCTTGACGATTATA